GTAAGAGAGCTTGCTTATAACTTTGATACTGATGGTTATGTTGCACCAGACTTAACAATTTTGGCGGATCATATAACAGAAAGTGGCGTTGTGCAAATGGATTATCAACAAGAACCATATTCTGTTGTTTGGGGAGTTAGAACAGATGGAGTATTATCTGGTTTAACTTATAATAGATTAGAAAATGTTGTTGCTTGGCACAGACATATTATTGGTGGTAAATCAGACACAACAAAAAATATAATTCATCAACAAATTTCTTTTACATCAAATACAACAATAGTTAATACAACTAACAACACTATAACTTTAACATCACACGGATTATCTACTGGCGATCCAGTTTATTATTATGCTGGTTCTAATGCTATTGGTGGATTAAACAATTCAACATTATATTTTGCTATCGCATCTGATAGTAATACAATCAAATTAGCAACAACCGCATCTAACGCTACTGCGGGAACTGCCATATCTTTTACATCTGCTCCTAGTTCAGACACAACTCAATACATTTATCAAGGTGTTAATATTTCATCTAATTTTATTTATTCAGCTTCTCATGGTTTTACTACTGGGGATATTTTTTATTATGATAACACAGGAACTGCTATTGGTGGTTTATCTGAAAATACAAAATACTACATTGAAAAAATAGACGACAATCAATTTAAACTTTATTCAGATAAAACTTTAACTACTAATGTTAGTTTAACTTCAGCTCATACATCAGAGCAAACAGATAATATTTTAACTCATGCTAAAGTAGAAAGTGTAGCTGTAATTGATGGCGATGCAGATGAAGATCAAGTTTGGGTTATTGTTAAAAGATGGATTAATGGTGCTGTAAGACGTTATGTAGAATATTTTACACCATTTGATTTCAATGAAGATTTAACTGCATTTCATTATTTAGATAGTGGTTTAAGTTATACGGGAGATTTAACATCAAGTCTTTCTGGTTTAGATCATTTAGAAGGAGAAGTAGTTGATATTATTGGCGAAGGTTCAACACAAAACTCAAAAACAGTTTCAAGCGGAGCTATTTCAATAACGAATGCTACTGAACAAGCTAAAGTTGGATTATTATATTCATCTGATTTACAAACAATGAGATTAGACGAAGGTTATACAGAAACAACTCAAACTAAAACTAAAAGAATTTACGACTTATCAGTTAGATTTCAAAATACTGTTGGCGCAAGCGTTGGACCCAATGCTGGCAATTTAACTGCTATAGATTTCAGATCTAGTGGATCTCCTATGGATTTACCCATTCCATTATTTACTGGAGATAAATCTGTTGAATTTGATACAGGATATGGAACTGAAGGATTAGTTTATATCCAACAACCACAAGCATTACCTATGACGATCCTAGGAATATATCCAAGATTGGAGACAGAAAGTGTCTAAAGTTGAGATAATT